TTCATATGAATTAAGTAAATTTTCAAATCGTTCTGTTGTCACATCATAACCAAAAATAACATTTAACCGATTTACAAATTCATCAAAATGTTTACCCATGTATTTCCTTATTTTAAACCAATGGATTACTGGAAAATTTTTCCAAGAATTCCATGCTGACTTCTTTACCAGTATAAATTCATCAATAAAGGACTCAAAAGTACCGTCTTTAGTCACCTTTTCTATTTTAGGTGAAGATATCCTTAAATATGACCTATTTGCTAAATCGAAAATGTGTTCATTCTTAGAATAAAAAGTTTTTCTAAAGCTAGGTACAGGTCTTTCACCCACCAATGTGTGTAGAGCATTAGATATCTGATGAACTGTTATCGGTTCTCTAAAGTTTTTATTATTATCTTTCCTCTTGGCATGTTTAAAGGTTAATCTACCCCGTTTTTTGGCGGGCACTTTCATAATAAAATCCTTAGTGCGTGTATTTTTAACGAATAACTTAGCATTTCTAAACGTTAATTTAATATATTTACCCATTTAATTTAGTGTTTCGATTAATTTACGTTCAATTTCGTTATGTTTTTCAATAGATTCAGAGGTATCTGTTAGTACATAATGTTCAACAACTTCAAATGATAGATTTTCAATGTCATCGATACTGTTTATTTCGATAAAAATGTTTTCTTTTGAGTTTATTGGGTTAATAACCAATTCAACAGTTAGTTTGGACATTTTTACATATGAACCACTTCTTAAAATTCTAAAATTAAGAATTCGTTTAAGTGCTTCCTTTATTAAGAATACTATTTGTTCATTAGTGAATTTAATACCATATTCTGAAACTTTAATTGACGAGGTTATTAATTGGTAATAACCCAAATCACTGTCAAAATTAGGTAGGTAATTTGACAAAACTGGTTTTAGAATAGAATAGTCATCAGAATTAAACCCATACCTATCAAATATTGTGTCACAACTAATAAATTCTAATCCTTGAAAATCGATAGTACCTTCCGCAGAATATGTTATCTTACCAATTGTTTCTTTATTAAAAATAGTAGTGTCAGATTTATCAGAATCGTCACCAACGTTTTTCTGACCACTTCTAGAATGGAACTCCATATATGACTCAGCATTATTTGTCTGTTCTGCTGACGTTATGGTAAATGGACTTTTTCTGCTGATTGATTCAGTCTTGTCAGGCAAACAATAACCCTTAATTAAACCTAGTGGACTCCCAATAAATGCACACAAAACTGGTTTATTATGTTTAATACTTGGGTTTTGGGCGATAGCATCATCACCAAACATTGCCTTTCGCAACGCATCTGAAGATATTTTAATTTTATAAAGTAATTCACCATCATCACTTCGATAATATGTTTTTTTAGCATACATATTATTATTATTGAACGAAGTAAACTTATTCTTGTTACCTTTTTTACTTTCACCATTCCAAAGATTCTTCTGGTCATTAGAATCATAATTAACAATACCGTTACCTTCTAACTCTACTTTAAAATTTAAACTTTTGATTTTCATGTTCATTTTTTTATTAAATTATTACTTTTTTTACTATACCTAATTCTTCGTCATATACTCTATCATACACAATGTATGGTGTGTTGGATTTTTTAGCCAACCGTCTAATGCCATCAATTGTAATATACTTATTGTCGATAATATCATTAAATTCAAACCTATCCTCATTACTATCCCTTAATTTTTTCATAGTTTTTAACATTCGATTCAATACATTTGAGTCCTCTCGGAACAAGATATCGATATCGGTCAAAACCTCCTTAGTAAATGGGCCAACCCATTCACCTTTACGTTCTTTGTGTTCAATGATAAAGAATATTTCATTATTAACACTTCTCAGCTTATTCGAACCAGCTGTTAAATAATCCTTCTTTGATTTAACATTAAACTTAATTGGATATATGTTTGATAAATTCTTGGAGCTATTATCAAAACAGCTTCTAACATAACTACTGATTTCTTTGGACATTTTAGTGCTAAAATCATTATATATTACATATAATTCATCCAAAGTTAATTCTTTACCATTATATACACTAATAAAATCAAACCAAGTATCAGATAAATTTCTACTGTATAAAATATTCTTTATAGAATTTTCACCTTTTATTAGGTTATTGTTACCATTTGAAATCAATTCTTTTACTATCGTAAAATTCGAAATACCTTTGTAATCACCAAATCTATTACATCTACCAATTCTTTGAAGTGTAGATTCTGGTGATAATACATTTTCACATAGATTATTACAACTAATATCCAATGATGCTTGTATTATGTGTGTACCGATAACATTCGGTTTGTTGTTATTAATATCAGAATGTTTACCATAGTTTAATGATAGTTCATTGAAATTTGCTTCCCGTTTTTCATCAGTAAAATCACTGTGTAATAATAATCTGTAATCACCAGCAATCTTTTCGTTTTGCGCTGACTTGATTGTATTCATTATAACCAATGAATTAGTATTAGCCAATATTTCAGGCTTCTCGTTAACAACGTTAATCAGATACTTTTCATTGTGAATTGCTTTATAGTGCGTTTCATTGTTTGGTAGCACTAGAGTTTTATTATTCAAACCATCCCAAAGTTGTTCACATTTAATCGGTGTTGCTGATAATAATAAAGTATTACTGTCCACCAATAACCTATGTCTTATTCGCATTACATTAACAAATAATGACATAAGCGGTGCATCAGAAACCAATTCATGAAACTCATCAAAAACCAAAGTTGCACCAAATAACAACGCTGAATTATCCATGCTGTCATTCTTAAAACTGGGCGCCAGAAAACTATCAATATTGGTAATGATAATCTGGGCATCATACATACCTAACGTATCATCATTGGTTTTTTGAATTTCGTTGGTTAATACTAACTGAACTGATGTTGTTACATTTAGATTTTCCAATTCGTTATTAATTGACATGTAAAGCGATTCAGCTATAGTATTTCTTGGTGCTACCCAGATAATCTTTTTACCGCGTTTTAACGCCCAACTAAGACCCACTATAGTTTTACCAAAACCAGCTGGAGCCTTTAATATAGTCGTACCATGAATTGAATTGACTATATCCATTTGCTCTGAAAACCTATTGGTACCTTCAAATCTTGATTTACCAATGTTGGCTTTAGTCTTTGGTTCAAAATAAGATTTTACCAACGCATCATCTATTTCATCCAAAGAAAGTAGATTTGACGAAATTCTATCAGCAGTAATTACAATTGACCGTAGCAATTGTAGGATTGGTAACTCTTGTTTACCTGGGTAAAGTAAGTCGTTGTTTGGATAAAATAGTGGTGTTGTTATAGAATCTAAATATTCAACATCATTAATATATTCAGTACCAACGATATCAATTAAATACGATAACATGTTTTCTTTAGATTCTTCATCGATGGTCTCTAAAATTTCACTATCAGTATGCTTACGCAATTGATTAGAAATTCCATGATGCCAATACACGATATTGAGTATTAAATGTTTATGTGGAATTTCATCAGATAAATATTTTGATAAGAATGCCCAACCATACTCGTTATGTCTAAATTTTAAGTTAGGTTTTTGTAACTCACCCTTTAAAAATCTTTGGAATTTATTGGTACACTTACCGATATCATGTAATTTAGATGATAACTCAACCACTTGAGTATAATTATCTCTAATGTTTGTCGTTAAATTAAGCGAATCACAAAGTTTATTCGCACATTCACTAACAATTAAAGAGTGGTCTTTAAGTGTTAAACCATTACTCTTAGCGATTAAGTTATCATTTAAAATATCTTCCATTTATAAAAATTTTAGACTACAAATATAGTCATTTATTTTTAACACACCAATTAAAAAACTCCTCTTCATCGATAATGGTTGGATTTGTGGTTAACCATTCATTGAACCACTTTTCAGTTAGCGCATACGCACTGCTTGGTACATCCATTGTTGATTTCGGATTAACTTTTTTATATAATCTTTCAGCTACGCTAATATACATTATTGTTTATTTTTTAATCATTGAATCTAAATAGACATTTTACCAACCTTATAATCTCTAATAGTAGTAATGAACACTAAATCAATATCATTATCTGAACACCACTCTTTAAAGTCTTCTTCTTTAATGTGACCAGTACGACCACTAACAAATTCCTGAAGCTGTTTCTGATGTTTACTAAGAACGTTGTAATTTACGAATTCAAAATTCTCACCCCTAACTGCTATAGTATAATATCTAATATTGTCTTGTGACATATATAAGGTTATTCTGTATTATTATTTATTTTTTATAACTATACCACAAATATACAATATTTATCCTAATGTTGCAAGTTAATGGTACATTTTGAATTAAGATATTCATTTAAAACATTAGATACATCTTCATCGTATCTTATTTTTAGTAGTTGAATATTGTTATCAATACAGTATTCCTCCTTTATTTTATCCCGATACTGTCGATTTTCAAGCCCTGAAACCCCACCAAAGAAGTCAACTGGTTCATAATGTTGCCTACCTTGATATTCAATACAGACATTATGTTCTGGTAGATAAAAATCAAATCGTAATGGTAATATATTTTTACAATCATCGAAAGTGTGTTCTTGATTAAAATCGATATCTTTATCGATTAATAAAGTCCTAATTTCCCGCTCACCTTTAGATTCTGTACACCTAGGGCAACCATGACCTTCTTTATGTTTACTCGGTGTTTGTTCAAATTCACCATGCTTTGGACATATGATTGTTACTTTGGTATCCCAACCAAAATAATTAACCTTTGAATAATCGTATTTATCGCCATG